ACTGCCCTGCTGGCACCACCTTGCCGTTGGTGATCTTGACGGAGTTCGCCCAGCGAGCCGGGGGCCACGCTCGGGTCTGGTATTCGTTCGTGTGCCCCATATCGATGCCGTAAAGCACCGGATCGAACTTGGTGCCGTTGCGGGCGAACACCTTGTTGATGGCGTCGAAGGGCATCGCCGCGGGGTAGTCGTAGACTTCCTGCCCGGCGAACAGCGGGTGATCCACCGAATACATGAGGTGGGGCCAGTCGTAGCTTTCCCAGAGTTCTTGCTGCTGGCGGGCGAGCGCAAGGTCGTACTGACCCTGCGCGTTCACACCCTGCGCCGCGTTGAGCGTCTGGCCAACCTCAGCACGAAGCTGGCGACGGAGTTCGGAAAGCTGGACGCCTACAGGCATGTTCAGTCCTCGGCTTCGGCCGTTTCGAGCGGCGGAATGGTCGTGGTGGTGCCACGACGCGTGATCTTCGCGCTCTTGGCGGTGTCATCGCTCGGCAGCACGGTGCCGGGCATTTCCAATTCCATGACGGGGCTCTTGCCCGGGTAGAGGCTGTCAACGATGGCCGGATTGTAGATGCCGCCGAGGCGCTGCTTTTCCTGCGCGCCCGTGGTCTTCACAGCCCGCACCGCTGAGATGTTGAAGATGGCTTCCTCGCCGTGGAGGAACTGGAGCACGCCAATTTCAGGCCACGATACGGGGTTCGCAGGTCCACGAACCATGATGTTTCCCACATCACCAGCGATCATCACAGAACAAGTGCAGATGTGCATTTAGCTCTCCAAGTTAAAAGAGACGGCGGGCGTTGTTGCCCGCCGTCTCTCGCGTTAGCCTACGTAATGTCGATCACGAGATGGCAGTTGGCCTGCGTCATCACCATCTGACCCGTCGAGGTCACGGAGCGATACAGGACGAACTGGTTCGCCGGGCGGGCCGGGGTGTGGTCCTTGCGCCATTCTCCCTCCATAGCCATGAGGAACAGGCGCTTGCTGTCGAACCAGTAAGCGCGCTTCGACATGCCCATGTCGTCAAGGGTCGGATCGTACTGGATCGACTGGCCAGCGAAGGACAGCGTACCCACGGCACCATCGATGGACTTGTTGAAGCCCGTGTCAGAGTAGCCGCCGTTCGCACGGATTTCCTTCTCCATGGCGTCGAGGAAGGCCGAGCCGCAGAGCATGGTGTCAGGCTGACCGCCGAAGCGGATAAGCTGACGACGCTCGTACTGGAGGGCCTGCAACAGCGTGCCGCCGTTGAGAGGCGAGGACGTGACTGCATCGCCGCCGTGAGCCGAGAGCGACGGGGTCGCCGTCACCTTGGCACCGAACTCGGCGGTGCGGGCGCGGTTACGCCACCAATCAACCGTCGCACGATCCAGACCGCCCGCAGTACCGACCGACGGGTCGGCGGCAACGAGAAGCTGGATGCCCGCGAGGGCCTTCGGGTCGGCGGTGCCGTCACCGTAGAACAGGCCGTTCATGGAACGAGCGTACTGCTCGCCCAGTTCGCCCAGCTTGTCTTCCAGCAGGTTGACCAGAACGGTCAGTTCGCGCTGGGAGTGGTTGCTGGTGCTCTCACCGTTCGTATCGACAACGGAAATGCCGTCGATCTTGAGTTCGGTGTGGGTCAGGGTCAGACCGATGTGATGCTCACGCCAAGCGTAAGCAGCACGCTTGATGTTGGCCGGGGTGAAGAAGTTTACGGTGTCGTTGTGGGTGTAACCCTTGAGGACATCGTTGCCCGAACCGTCGCCATACTGGCCCTTAACGGCGAGCGAAATGTTGCCCTTGCCGCCCGGGAACGTCTTCTTCTTCCGTTCCATCTTGTCAAGCAGCGGACGCGCCTGAATGGTCTGGTCGAAAAGATCACCCTTGTTGAAGTAGTAATCCATCGACGCATTGGCGACGTTTTCGATTTCTTTGGTGCTAAAGGCCATAGCCTACATCCTCATCATGCAGTACGGCGCGTGCGCGAGAGCCCAAGCATTGCTGCTTCCATCATGTTTTTGGGTTCTGCGGTTGCGCCAGTTGAGCGATGGATGCTTGAGGGAACCGGGGCTGTGGCCCGTGGCTTAGGAGCCATACGCGAGGTCATTTCATTGGCCCTGCGATATGCTTCCTGAGCGATTTCGACTGCGTGCTGGGGGCTTTGAGGGGCACCCACCTCGCGGACGACGGCCCACAGGAGGTTCTTCACCGCATCCTGTTTCATGCCGTAGTCGGGGTCTTGCTGACGGGTCCGGTTTTCCCAGTCGCTTACCGCCGACGCCACTTCATCCTGTACGCGAGCCACGTATGCCTGCTGGTTGGCAGTTTCCGTGGCCGTTTGGATGCGGTGCGCGTTGGCTTCCGCCATTTGGCGGGCGTATCGCTCCTGAGAAAAGTTGCGGGCTGCATCGGTCGTCATGTGACCCTGCTGAACTCGCACCGCGAGGTCTTGGGGCAAACGAAGACCGAGGGCTTCCTCGGCAACCTGAACGTAGGGCCTCACCCCCGCATAGAACGTCTGCCAGTCGCCCCGGCGCAGTGCAGCGCCAAGATCGAGCAGGACAGAGAAGTCCTCTTTCTGGATGTCATTGCGCTGGAGAAATTCACGCACCCCATTGCCCATTTCGGCCGCGCCCCGAAGGGCTTGGTTTTCGGCATGGAGGTCGTTGCGCTGCTCCAGCAGCTTTGAAATCCGCTTGCGGGTGCGCGACGTGTACCTGCCCATTTCCTCCGCGGTGGGATCGTCGGGTAGGTCTTCCTGCGCATCCTGTCCGTCGGCCGTTTCCGGCTGCGACTTATCCGAAGCGGGCGCGGCTTCGGTTCCGGGGAGCTTCACGGCGTCGTCAACGGGTGGCTTGACCACCTTCATGACGGCTTCCAGCAAGCTCTCCTTGCTTTCACCCTCGGGTGCGCTCGACGGTTGCGCGGATACGTCGGTAGGGGAAGTTGCCGGGCTTTCCGGCGTCGTGTTCTCAACCGCAGAAGCCGTAGCTTCCGAGGTTACGGTTTCGTTGACAGATGGCGAACTGTCGATGTCCATGACGCCTCCAACTAGCGAGCCGTAGGCTCGTGTTGGTTTGTGTCTGTCACAAAAGCTGACACGTCGCAACGTGTCAGCATGTGGTGTCAGGAGACGGCCGTGTCAGATCCGTGTCAGATCAGTTGAAGGGCATCCCACCCGGAGGGGGTGCCCCGGTCATCATGCCCACTTGGTCAGGGGCGGGCGACCCGCCCGGCATAGGTGCCGTAGGGGCATTTTGTGCCCCGGCCGCACCCCCGGCCATGCCCGGGGCCATTCCCGTCCCGGGGGTCATCTGGCCCTTCATGGAGTTCATCATGGTGATGCTGGGCGTGGACTGCTTGAAGGCCATCTGCACGTCCAGCTTGTCGTTCATGCGGCGCAGGAGTTCCTTCGCCAACCACTCCGGGTCGATGTTCGGGATTTGGAACAGGAGGGGCATGATGCGCTCGGCATTGGCGATTTCCTGTGCCTGATTGGGCTTTCCGGTCGATCCGGCTTCGATCTGGAGGGACAATTCCTCCGCGATCTCCTGCTTGGACATTTCCGGCCAGATAGCCCCCGGCCCGACGATCCGCTTGACGGTTTCGGCGCTCACCTCCTTGAGGAGGATTTGGCCGCCCGCCCGGGCAAGCTGTGTCAGGAGGTCGTCAAGGTCATCGATGTTGGACCCCATGGAGGTTTGGCGCGAGGCTTCCGCGATCTGGCTCTCGGTGGCGGTTCCATTGGAGGAGCCGCCAAGGTTCGCTTCCTGCACGCCCGTTGTGCGCTGCACATCCGTGTAGACCTCGTTGACCTCATACAGGTTCGGATCGATCCCCGGCCCCGAGAAAGGCATGAGGACGGACTTGATGTCCTGTTGGGGCTGGAGCCCATTTAGTTCGATGACGGCGTTGGCCGGGTGGTTCTCCAGCTTGCTGATGTCGCCGTCTTCCAGCATGCCCGCTGCCACGGCCGTGAAGGGCCGGGCCGCGATGCGGTGCTCGCGGAGCCCCTGACGCGACCGATTGTACTCAAGTTGCATGTCGCGCATGAGCCGCACGTCGGACGGCGGGAAGATTTCGTCTTCGTGCTCGCACTCGTTGAAGGCCAGTGCGAACCACGGATAGAAGCGCTCAATGTAGACCTCCGGGCTGGCCGGATCGCGCAGGAAGTCCGGGTAGCCGTCGCAAATGTGGTACACCATGCCGTCCTTGCGGGAATAGATTTCCCACACGAGGCAGTCTCCCTTTTTGCTGTCGCGGCGGTTGCGCGGGTCATTCCCGGCCATGACGGCCTGAATGGTCGCGTTGCCATTTCCGCTCTTGGGCTTGGTGTAGGCCGTGAAGCTCTTACCCACGTCCACGCCATAGATTTCCTGCACCTGATCGGTCGTCAGGATGTACTCTTGGGCCACCCAGTCGCCACCCAAGAACTCCCGCAGGTGGATGCACTTGGTGTCAGGAATGATGCTCGTCGCGCTGGGATAATCGAACACCAAGCCTTCACGTGAAACAAAGTCCACCTGATTGGCCAAGTCCTGCACCAGCAGCTTCAACTGTTCGGCCTCGGCGCTGCTCTCATCGAACTCGCCATCGGCCATGTCGGCCGAAAGCCGCTCAAGTGTGGCCAGCTTTTCGCTGGCGTCCGAGATGCGCGCTTCGATTTCCGGGCGCTTTTCCATGACGCGCTGGAAGCCCAGCTTCACGTAGCCGACGCCCGTCGTGATGACGCGGCGCACAACCATCTTCATCATCTGCTTGAACGGGTGGACCTGTTCCTCGACGTTATAGCCGTAGAGGATTTCCAGCGTCTTGCCGATGGCGTCCATTTGGGCGTTGTGGGCGCGGACCTGTGCCTCATCCTGCATGATGGCCATGGCTTCCTGAGATACGCCAGCCATCATCATGGGGTCTTGGGGCATGCCCATGCCGGGCATTCCCCCGCCCATGCTCGGATCGGGCGGCATTCCGGGCTGCGGGGGCATCCCCGGAGGGGCCATGCCAGCCATGCCGGGCATCCCCATCGGCGGTGCCATCATCATCTGCATGGCCTGCTGGGCCACCTGCAACTGGTTCTGGGTGCCGTCCCAGACAGTGTTCATGATCCGCTCACGGCGGGTGGCCACGGCCTTGGGGTTCTTGGCGTAGAGGAACGAGGTCTTCTGCGCCACCATGCGGAGCGTGATGTTGGCCGTGTAGCGCGTCTCGTTGCGGTCGGAGGACCACTGCTGGCCAAGGGCAAAGTCCATGTCCTCGCGCATGCGCTTGAAGGACGGCTCCCAGTAGGTCTTGGCCGACTTGATGTCGTCCGTCCACTGAGTAACGAGGGCCTTGCGGGCTTCGGCCACGTCGGGCGTTTCACGCTGGACGGTCTTGCCGTCCGCAGCGGGGGCTCCGGTGGTGAGCGACATGGCAGGAGCCTCCATGTCGGGGGTTTCCATACCAGTCATCGGATCGATAGCCATTACCAGCCGCCTTTCTCGCGCGCGAACCGGGCACCCTGCTCGCTGCGCTTTGTGTTTTCCTTGAGCCAGCCGAGCGTGCCAAAGGCGGGCGCTGCGGCCACGGGTTTCACGATACGGCGCGGGGTCTGTTTGCTCAGACCGAGGCCCACGTAGGCAAGGGTGTCCACGAGGTCGTCATGGACACCTGCCGGAAATTTGAGGATTTGGTCGCGGGCTTCGCCGTACCAACGCGAGAAGGCCGGAAAGCGCACCTTGCCCATGGCCATGCGAGCCTGAATGGACTGCGCGCGTTGCTGCTTGTCGCCAATGGGGGTGATTTCGTCCACGACGCAATAGATGCCTTCTTCGATCATCCGCTTACGGAGGAACGGGCCGATTGACTTGGAAATGTGGCCGCGTTCCGCCCACCAGAACATGGGTCGGTACTTGCGGAGCATTTCGATCCACATATTGACCACCTGATCGGTGTTCGCGCGACCCCAGTAAATGTCAGGCATCACCCAGATATTATCATGTTCGTCCACGCCGACTATCATCAAACAGGTCTTGTCGCGGTCTTGGGCTGTGGATACCGCATGATCGCTGGCACCGTAGAAGCGCATCGTCTCCTTGGGCGGCATGTCGTTCATGCGCTGGTAGGTCTGGATGTGCTCGGCGCGGAAGAACGTGCCGTCCTCGGGCGAGGGTCGGCCCTGATACAGCGCTTGGAAGCCGCGCACGTCGGTGCGGCGGATGGCTTCAAGGTAGCTGACACCAAAGCGCTCGGGCCAGAGGGGTTCACCCTTCTTGCGCCCGAGCACATCCCCATCCCCTGCAAGGGCGGGAAGATCGATGATATGCCAATGCTTGGCTTCTTCTTCGGAATAGTACGGGTTCATGGGGTCCGTCAGGCGGCCCACGAGGTCATCGTCGTGCCAGCGGGTCATGATGATGACAATGGCACCTTCTTCCGTCATGAGGCGGGTCGAGAGCACCTGCGTGTACCATGACCATAGCTGCTCACGGATCGTGGGGCTGTCGGCTTCCTTGCGGTCCTTGAGCGGATCGTCAACGAGGATGACCTTCGCACCGCGACCCGTGAGCGAGCCGCCGCGGCCCACGAAGAACAGGGTCGCGCCCTTTTCGAGTTCCACGCGGTCCACGGATGCGGCACCCTGCTTGAGGGTCGCGTCAGGGAATACCTGCTGGTAGAGCGGGCTCTGGAGGATGTCGCGGACGTTACGACCAAAGTCCCATGCGAGGGTTTCGTTGTAGGTCGTCAGGATCATGTTGTCGGCCGGGTTCCGGCCGACGAACCACGCCGGGAACAGGCGCGAGGCCAGTTCCGACTTACCGTGGCGCGGCGGGCACGAGATAATGAGCCGCTTGATCTTGCCCTGCTCGACCTGCTCCATAGCCGCCGCGATCACCTTGTGGTGCTTGACGGGCAGGTACAGGCTCTTGTCCACGTCATCGGGATGATCGGCCGTCGGCCGCACGAACCGTGCGAACCGGATCATGTCGTCCCGGCTTTCGAGGATGGCCTTGCGGCGCTGGAGAAGGCTCAGTCTGCGGTTCAAAGCTGCGGCTCCTGATCGTCGCGTTCGAACAGCCCAGCGAACCAGCCGGGCGGCGCTTTGGCCGCGAGCGTGTCAGCCGTGTCAGCCTTGCGGGGGTCGAACTTGGCGTTGGGCGAACGAATAGCAGGCGCATACGGCACCGCAATCGTCTTGCCGCCGTAGTTACCCGTTTCGTCGGCAACGCGCGAACCCGTCCAGCCCATGCCCATGTGGCTCGTCTGGTAGTAGCTCGGCGCGCCAGCAGAACCGTGGCCGCTCTTGACGCCACCATTTTCGTAGGTGCCGTAATGGGGCACGCCGGGCTGGGTATTGCCGCTGCCAATGGGCATGAACTCGTCGGCACCGATGAGGGCACCGCCCCGCTCCGGGTCGTAGTACATGCGCGCGAGGCTCTTTGCGAGGCTCGTGTCGCCGTAGCCTTCGATCTGCTTTTTGATCCAGTCACGGTCGCCCGGCTGCGCAGCCGCAAGGCGCTGCTCTACGAACTGCTCGCGGTAGGGTCCGCTACGAATGCCCTCAATGAGGTCTTGGATCGACTGGCCGTCAGCAAGGGCGTTGGGAGCCGTGCTGTTGAAGTTCAGCTTGTCGGGCATGAAGGACATCATTTCGTCCGTCATGCCGTGCTCGCCCACGAAGGGTGCGCGGCCGAGGAACGGGTATATGGTCGCGCCAATCTCGCCGCCACCCGAGCCTACGGCAGCACCAGACTTCACGATGGAGGACGGAAGGTCGCCAAAGTAGACGGCACCCCGGCCCTTGATGTTCGGGTCAGGAACGAGGAACGGGACGGACCCGTCCTTGAGGGGCTTGTCGCCCGCCCGGTATCCTGACACGTGGAACATGGGCGTGTCATAGCCAAGGGCACCCGCCTTTTCGGCAACGCCCATCGCGTTCTTCGACGGGGCCATGGACATTTTGGTAAGGGCGTTGTCAGCCTTTCCGAGCTTGTCCCAGTCGGGCACGGGGTAGCCCATGGGTGCGCGCTTGCGCATGGCTTCGATGAAGCTGGCCGAGTGCTCACCGATGCTGGGGTCCATGGCCATGGCTTCGCTGGCGCGGGCACGGATGATAGGCCCCGCTCCCAGCACTGCCCCGCCCGCATTTGCGGGCGCGGCAAGACCTCCCACGGCGGGCATGAGGTCCAAGAGTTCGGCCAGCGCCGGGCGATCTTGGAACTGGATCAACTGGCCATCCGGCGTGTACCAGCGGCCAGCGTCGTCCTGCGTCTCGCCCGGCTGGGGCGTGTACTCATAACCGTCCATGATGCCCGGTCTGACACGCTGGTTGCCTTGCATGAGGGACTGCGGGTTCAACTCGTACTGGCCAAAGGTCTTGGCAAAGTCGAAGGCACTCGCAAGGATGTCGGGAAGGCCCGAGTTCTGGGTAGACGAAGGGCGCGGTGCTCCAGCCATTTACTTCTCCATCCGCCCGCGCCCTGCGAAGGCCAGAGCGGCTGCAAGAGCCGCCGACATGAGTTCAGCCATCTTGCCGTCAGCCTTGCACTGGCCGCTGCCTGTGATTATTTCGCCCGCGTAGAACACACAGGCGCCCGTGATTGAAAGCCCCACAACAAGTTGGGAGACGATCACGACTGCGATCAGGAAAAACGCAGCCTTCTCCATGTTGAAGGGCTCGTTGCTCACTAGACGTTGCCCTTATTGACAAGGGCGTCAGCCAGCCTGTTCACATCGGCCATGAAGGCTTCAAAGTCCTCAAGGGAGATGACGGTGACGGGAGTTTCCGGCTCCGGGGTCGGCTCCGGTGCGGGAGCTTCGGGCGCAGCTTCGACATAGGCGGCGTTGAATGCCTCCAAGAACTTGCGGTGATACCCGGCAACTGTCTCCGCGCGGTCAGTGCCATTGATGATGCGGCGCGCATTCACGGGATCGTCCACGGTGGCCGTGAAGTAGGTGCTGAGACGCTTCGACGTGAAGTCGCCGTCCCGCATGCCCGCGTACATGACTTCTGCCGCGATGGCGGGCTCAAGGGCGCGTTCCTTGTTGGAGCCCAGCATGTCGATGCCGAGCTTCTTGCCCATCTTGTCGTAGTTTGCTTCCCACGTAAGCTGCACGTAGCCGCGCCCGTAGTAGGGATAGTAGTCCTTGCTCTGGAGGTAGCTCTGGGAGCCGTACTCGCTGATCGGCTGCATCGTGTAGGCCGTCTCATGGAAGGCGGTGGCGAAGCAGTAGGAAATCCAGCGCAGGTCGGGCCAATACTTCTCGTACTTGGCCTCGTAGGCGTCCAGCATGTAGGCCATGCCATCTACCTGCTTCTGCGAGAGCGACCCGCCGAAGGGATTGGCGCGCACCCTGTTGAAGAAGATTTCGCGGTTAATCATGGCTCACCTCAGTTGGAAACTTTGATTGCGGTGCGCGCGGCGAACCACTCGCGGATGCGGCGGCTCTCGGCGGGGGTGTAGAGCTTCTTGTGCTTGATCCCGAGGGCCTTGGAGGCCACGCCCATCCAGCAGGCGGGCGTGCGGTCCTTCCACTCGACGCCAAGACCATGCTTGATCTTCGCGTTGCGGACCTTGAGGAACACCGCCGCGTAGGCCGGATTGTACCAGTACAGGGCGACGATGGGCGGCACGCAATGCGGCGTAGCCTTGGAGTAAAGCCCCGTGTGAGTGGCAGAAGCCGGGACGGACGAGAGCATGACTGCGCCAGCAACAGCGGCGATGAGCTTCTTCATGTTACTTCTTCCTCTTGTTGTTCATGTTGGGGGTTACGGCGTGAAGTACCATTTGGTGTAAGAGCCGACCGTTAGCGACAGGTCGGTCGTCATCGGGATGATGTAGCCATTCAGGCCAGCGTCAGTATTTGGAGCAGGAATAAACTCTGACTTCGCCACGCGCTGCACAAGAGCGTTCGTGCTCGTGTACCACTCGACAAAGGCAACCCGCTGCGCCACCGGGTCCGTGAAGAGGTCGGTGCCGCCGTAGTCCGTCCACCACGGCCTCACGTCAGAGTTTGGCTCTGAGGGATGCAGTCCCTCCCCGCCGCCCGATTGGAACCAAACCCAACCACCACTGACACCATTAGGATCGCCGGGTTCCGACCCCGGCCACATGGGGTATCCGGGGAAGCCGCCAGCGGCATTGTAGGCAAGGCTGTCAAGGATGATGTAATTGATGGGCGGCGGGCCTTCCGGCCAGAACTTCTTCCAGACGCCGCCGTCCTTCACCCACGCTTCCTTCACGTCCTTGTAGACGCCCCCGGCTTTCACACCGAAGGAGGTTGCCGCCTTGAACACGCCACCGCTTTTCTGGAAGACCGCCATTACAGCACCTTGTACCAAACGGTCCCTTCGACGCCCTGCGCGGGGTCGGGGTCAGCAGTCGAAACAATGCCGAGAGGGGCCTTGCTGTCGAGCGAGGTCTGGAGGCTCGTCACGTCAGCAATGGTGTGCGTGTGAGCCGTGGGAGCTTTGCCGTCGAGCGCGGCCTGTAGCGAAGTCACGTCAGCGATGACATGAGTATGCACAGTAGGAGCAGCGCCAACATCAACCGCGTTGAGAACAACATCGCCTGTCTTGCCGTTCACACTATCAACCGGAAAGTCCACGGGGCCAGTGCCACCGCCGCCGCCGCCGCCAGCACCGCCCTGCGCGACCCATGCCGTGCCGTCCCACTTGTACGTGATGCCAGCGGCGTTCGTGTAGGTTTCCCCAACTGCGGTAGGAACAGGAAAATCCATGCTCATGTTAATTCTTCCTCTAAGTAGCCGGGGTTTCGGCGGGGGCCTCGGCGGGGGCCTCGGCGGGGGCCTCGGCGGGGGCCTCGGCGGGGGCCTCGGCGGGGGCCTCGGTCGTCGTGGTCGAACCGTCAGGCGTCGGAGCGGCCTGCGGCGGCACTGCCATAGGCGGCGTGTACGGCGCGGGGAACTTGGCGAACACCATGCCCATCTTCGCGGAGAAGGACGCAAGAGCGGTAAGATCGTCGTTCAGAGCCTCACGCTGGGCCGTCATGATGGCGATCTGGTTGTCGAGGTAATAGGCGTTGCCATTCACCTTGTTCGCGTGATCCATCACTGCTTCAAGAATGAACGTGGCTTCTTCCGCAGTGAAACCAGCGTTGCCGAGAGTGTCGGTAAAGAGCTTGTCGTTTTCCATTTCCATTTTCCTTAAAAGTTAGTTGTTACGGACCCCAGAGAGCCGCGCACGCCTCCTATGGTGAATAGAACGATGCAGCGCAGAAGAGGCCGCGATTGCGGTCAATGCTGTGGGCGGCAGCCGCATAGTCGTACCTAGATTGAGCAGACTGCGTGTAGCCCGACCCGTCGATGTCGTAGTGGCGGGTCAGGTTCGTAATTGATATTGGGCCAGATTGATCGGAGGAACCTGCTGACGCTATGATGCAGCTATTGGGAACAACATTGAACACAGTAGGCGATGGCCCAGAAATCGCTGTTTGCAAGACCTGAACATTGTCGCCAACAAGTCTGAAGATGCCTTGGACGCTACTGCCTGTGTGCGACGAGGTGACGGTAGAGTTGACTACTGTGCCTGTCGGAACGTACCCAGCGTACAACGAGGCACGATTGTATTCACCGTCTGCTACGTCGCTGTTTCCGTGAGTAGTGACCTGTGACATAACCACGCCGTTGACGGTGCAGCCTGTGTGCGTCACAGCGGTAGTGGCCGTTCTTCGCGTCTGAACCGCCACGACGATGTAGCGTTTCGGGTCTTCAGCGCCGAGATTGACTGACGTGTTAAGGCCCGACCAAACGCCCGTATATTCGAACACGCGAACACCGGGAACGATGGGAGGCGTCGCCCGCTTGCCGTAAAACTCATACATGCCAAAGGTGCTGGTGCTGAAGTACCCCGTCTGATTGTCGTCAGTCCACCACTGCCTGCCAGCGTAGGCACCCATGTCGAGGCCCCAGCCAAACTCGCTGTTGACCATGCTCATAGCAAGCTGCCCAGACCAAG